TTGAGCTTGTCTCCGCATTTTCTAGTGCAGAAGTTTTATTTGCCATTCCTGCACCATCAATTTCAAAAGCTAAACCTGTTGCTTTAGGTAAGCCCCTTGCCTGATCTTCGGAAGTCAAATAAACCCATGATTGAACAACCCAAGTTGAAATTGCTCTATCGTGCTGTTGTGTAATGTTTTTAGTTACGATTCTTCCATCTGGAAAATCTTTATAGAAGCGTGCGATTCTTTCGGCAACAGTTTCATAATCTGCGGGGTTGAAGTGTGCCATTAGATTTGCTCTCCTGGTCTGCTTGCTGTAATTATTGCTGTAATCAGTTCTTGGCGTTCAGCAGATGTAAGTTCAATTTCAAATTTAGTGTTATATCCAAACTCATTTTCTGAATTTTCAATAATCAAATTGACATCACCATTATTTCCAAAAACAAAAGCTTTGAAGTTGTATCTTTTCTTTTCTTTACTCATTTTTATTTTGCTTTCTTTATTGTTAGGTAAGGAGTTCCACCTGCACGCTGACTTAGAGTGCAAACAGTTACGCCATCTATAGTTCCATTTTTAGCACCATTCAACGCTGCTACAGTTCTAGATTTCATTTCCCGAAGATGATTTTCAGCTTCATCAAATTTATCTTGTGCATTGAACAGTTCTAAACCTAGTTGCCCTAATTCTTCAGATCGGGCTTCAACATCTGGGGAAAGAGCTTTAGTGGTTTCATAAGTTGATTCTGATCCATCCCAATCAGGTTGAACATTCTCTAAAACATTCTCTCTAAACTTCTTCACCGCTTGAAGCATAGAATCCCATTCAAAATCATCCCAAAGAAGCTCATATTCTTTATATCTGCCCGCATTGACTACAGCAAAGACAGTTTTCTTCAAGCCAAAAACAAACATATACCAAAAGACTTGTGCCTTATAGTGTTCAGGAATTGAATCCCAATACAAAGCGGTATGTTTGATTTCTAAAATGTAAGGATTACCTTCAGCATCAAAACAAATGCCATCAGGATTTGCGTGCATCCATAAAGCATCTTTAGCGGCATAAGTTCCTACTTCGTAAACTTCGTGATCAGCATGGGATTCTTTATAGAGTTCCCTAATCGCAGGTTCTACAAGTTGCCCTAAACGCATTGCAGTATTACCTACAACCTGTCTAGGAAGCCTTCCAGTCTTTTCTGCCCAAAGGGTTACTGCTGAAGTGAAAGGGGATAAGCCAAGAATTGCACCTATTTCTGATCCTGAAATTACGCCTACTTGATTTCTAAGCTCATGCCATTCAGGGCTGTTGTTCTCAAAGTTACCTAGTGCCGAAGCGTTTTCTCTTTCCCGAAGACTTTAGATCTAAAACTAAGGGGCAAGATTTAGAGATGGCAAGATTAGCGGAACAAACCGCTAGAGAGATTTGTTTCAAATGTCCAGTTATGGCGAAATGCCTAAAAGTCGGGATGTATGAAGATTACGGGATTTGGGGTGGATCAACAGCGGAACAGCGTAAAAAGATTCGCAGAGAAACAGAACTATAGGTCAAAATGGGCTGTAAATGCCCCTTCTAGCCATTTAGCCTTAGAAATGGACTAGAACCTATTTCTTTGCTTCTGTTTTGTCTTGAGCCTTCTGGATGGCATCTGAAGCACCTTTAGCGACATCTGCCCTAGTAGCTTTGCCTGTAGTCGCAATCGCATAACCCAAAGCAGCTAAAACACCTAGCATCAAAGTTCCCCAGGCGATAATCACGCCATCAAACCAAGATCCAGTTAGAGCAGCACCTACACCCGCAGAACCGCCCAGAATAAATAGGAAAATACCAAAGCCACGCCAAAGAAGTTCAGAAACAACTTCCCAAACAGCCTTCAATCTGGATACAAAAAGATTCTTCATTAGTTCGCCTTTACATTAGAAAGAATATGTTTCAACGGATCCACAAGATCCTTATAAGCCGCCAAATGTATTTCAGGATTACTCCACGACTTATTAGCTTTACCAATACTCAAGTGCAAATGCGATCCAGTTGATGCCGATCCACTTTTATATTTGCCCCCGCCTGTCTTGCCTAAAATAGTTTTTCCGCCTATAACCTTTTCCCCCTTAGCAAGCTCCGACTGCTTTGCTAAGTGAGCATAAAGCACCCAATATCCGTCTTTAGTTGAATGGATCAAAAACCAACCTAAAACATCAGACCACTCATTTACAAAGACAGTTCCATCAGTAATTGCCTTGATAGGTGAAAGTTCTTTAGGCGACCAGTCTTGTCCCCTATGTGGTCTTCCATTACGATAAGGGGCTAGATTCCCGAACTCGTCATTGCGGGTTTTAGCGGGAAATGGTTCAAAATAGATTACAGACATAACGCTATTTTACTAAAAGATTAGAACCCTAAACCCTTTGTAATAGCAAGAACTAAACCGCTAGTAATAACCGCAGTAATCAACGCTGGAATCCAAGCAGTAGTATTAGCTTGTTTCTCTAAATCTCTAATCCTGTTTTCGTGATCCCTAGACGCTTCTAGAATCTGCATAGATTGTGCTTTTAGAATTTCAATATCTCGGACTATTTGAAGCAGTAAAGTCTGATTAGTAGGTTTAGGCTGTTCATTCATCAGCGGTCATTTCCACGCCACAGAAGCAACAAACAACAGGAATACCTTCAGGGTGCGGATAATGCTTCTCATCCCCCATAGGACAGTTCAAAGTTTTACAAGTAATAAGATCCATAATTAGCCCGTCGCTGTTCCTGAAGTCATTTGTAAAGCAATACCTGAAACAATCACATTCGCCGCAGAAGTTACCGCACCATTATTACAAAGCCCGACAGTTACAGTTCCCGAAGTAACCGCTGAAATATATGCGGTCAATACTTGTGATCTACTTGAAACAGTTACAAGCGGGGCAACGCTAAACCTAGAAGCAGGAAAAGCAACCGCAGTAGTAGCAGAAGCGTTAGCCGCCAAAGTTGCAACCTGTGTAAAAGTAAACGCTGAAGAAGCAAAAGGAAGCTTCGTAAAGTTTCCGTTCAGATCGGAAGCGGTGAGAACTTCACCAATAGTCCAAGTTTTTGTGCCAGCCATAATTTTTCTCCTAAACCCCTATTTTACTTATGCGA